TGAAGCTTGCCCAGAGCCTCCAGCGGCATCTCCACGATGGTGGGAACCACCCCGGCCGCCGTGCCCTCACCCCGCAGTGACGCGGAGGCAAACCGCATGATCATCTGAGTGAGGGCCTCGGCACCATCCACCGAGTTGCCCTCCTCATCCGGGAAGCTGGTCTCCTTGGGGATGGCGAGCAAGCCGGCGGACACCAACCGGGAGTCGATCTGGGCGAACACGTACCGGGTCAATCGCTCGATCTCAAACAGCATCGGCATGGCTCCCCGGGTGGGGGAGTCCGACCACATGGTGCGGCGTGGATGGGGGGTCCACGTCCTGATGATCATGTCAGTCTCGGGGTCCAGCTTCCCCGGGTCCCCCATCATGTTGGTGATCTCGTTCTGGCCTGAGGTCGTGTACCGCTTCAGCTCCGACCGGCTCAGAACGAACCACTCATCTGACTGTGGATCATCAGTGCTGCGGCCAATGAAGTAAGCGTCCCCGGCAATAGTCAGGTTGATCCCCGCCAGCCGGATCAGCTCAGGTCGACGGGCCGGACCTCCCAGCAAGGTGTCAGCCAGGGCGGCCACCTTGACCTTCTTGGTCTCCGCCTGAACCCGGCCGTTCTTGTCAACCTCGGCCACATAGAACCGGACCCGAGACAGGGCCGAGCCAATCCAGTTGGCTACGAACCGCAGTTCACCGATGACGTCGTATAGCCTCCAGGCCTCGTTCTGCCAGGAGTCGTCACCGAACTTGTACGTGGGCCAGGCTCGCCCCTCAATGTTGGTGATCCTGATGGCCGCAGCGACCAGGCTCTCAGAGGCGTCGTGCCCAGTGGTGACTGGCACCAACGATTTGCGGGACCGGCCTAGTGCCATCAGTTTCCATCTTCCCGATTCGCCAGAAACCCGGTCAAGTATGAGGCTGCCGGGATGGCCAGGATGGCAATAACCCAGCGGTTAGGGAACAAGGCGGCTACCGGCATGACCGGTATCGCGATCCAGATAGACATACACCATGAGCAATGGAAAAGCTTGGAGGGGAGGGAGTCCGGCCCCCAGGTTCGGATCACCCATTGCCGAATGAAGACGGTGATGCTGTCAGACACAAGCAGCCTGGTAAGGCGTGCCACGGCCAGGGCCGCCACGACGAGGCTAGTGATCAGCATGTCGTATAGCGTACGGGCTCCCTAGGCACAAGAGGGAGAGGCAACTAATACAAGTTGGTCAGATCGTAGAAGCTCTGGTCCATCCGGAACTCGTAAATGTTGGGGTTGGCCACCCGCATTTCCCTGCGCTCACCCGCCATCAGCTTGATGGCGGCGTGCACCATGGCATCCATCCTGTCTGGACTTTCCCTGGTGGATTCAGGGTCGAACAGAACCATTTCCTTCTCCAGCTCGGGCCAGTCCCCCACCATGTGCAGCCGGCCCTGCTCGTTTCTCATGGCCACCGGCTCGGCCCGGGTCTTCTTGCCGTGCTTCGCGTGAACCGCTTGCATGGGGGGGGAGGTATGCCGTGGGAAATAGTCCTGATCAATCAGCTCCCGATAGGCATCCCGAAGGACCTCCTCCAGGTACCGCTTACCAAGGTTCTCCTCATACACCAGGACGTCGGCCGCGAACTCGGCCACCGCCTTCCACGCCTCAAGTACAGCCGCTCGGCCAGAGTGTGGCGTCGAACGGTCGGCCAGGACGTAGAGGTGCTTGTCTCGGGTTCGGGCCACCACGACAATTCCGAACGTGGCGTCCTCACCGGTCAGGTTAGGGTCACAACCGACCACAATGGACACAATGTCATCAGGAGCATCAACGACGCGGTTCTTGATGATGTCCTTGCGCTGGAACAGTCCCCCACCAGCCAGCTCCAGGAGCTTGCCATACAGCTCCTGCTCTCCGATCGCGGTGCCGTCGTACTGCCGCTTCATCTCAGTCAGAGCGTGGCTAGACAGGTTGGAGGCGTTGTCGAACGTGGAACCGGTAATCAGGTGAACGGTCCCATCGACCCGAGCGACCCAATCCTCCAGCAGAGCGATTGGCTTAGGCGTGGTCGTGACGAAGGCGCGCGGGTGGTCATCTACAAGGTCCGCGCGGAGGGAGGGCAGCAGGCCGTGGTACCAGGTCTCGTATGGCTTGAGCCACTTGGCCAACTCGTCACAGAGGATCCCGGCAGCGTTGTACCCACGTCCCGTGTCCGGTGTGTCTGCACCTTCGAGGTAGATTTTCGCACCCTTGGGGAACAGGATCATTGGCCGAGGATTCTGCTTATATCGGTGCTGGATCCCACGTCGTTTCAGAACGTTGAGGATTCCGGAGGGGCCCTCAGCGTTGATGGTCCTGGCGTCGGCCAGGGTGTCAGCGACCACCAACCATTCCGTGGGGACCCCTTGCCGGTCGAACGGGTGCTTCTTGACCCGGTCCACGATCCACTCACTGCCGGCTCGGGACTTGCCGAACCCACGTCCGGCCAGGGCTAGGCACACCAACCAATCACCAGGGGGGGGTACCTGCTCGGGTCTGGCGGTCCACCACCACTCCTCATTGAGGATGTCGCGCACCATTGCCGGGGGCAGGGACTTAATCCACGCCTCTCGTTCATCTTCCGGCAACAGGGCCACTCGCTCTGCGAGTGAGAAGGACACGCGATCATGGTATAACCAAGGTGAGCCCCAGGCGTTCGCCTGTTTGGAGGTACGTGAGTGCGCATTCCTCTCGGCGACGCGGACCTGGTTATCGAGCTAGATATCCCAGGGCTACATAAGGCGCCGCCACCCAAGGTGATCTTTCACATTGGACCGCCACGGGACACCACCCCGGCTGATCGAGTGATCAAGCCCCCGCCATACAGCCAACCAACAGGAAAGGTGGATGTCCGGATGGACCTCCAGGCAGACAAGAAGGTAGCCCTGTCCGTGGAGTACACGGACGAGGTTGGCAACCCAGTGTCGGCTCCGGCCGGCGCCACGGCCGTGTACACGGTCGACGACCCGACCATCATCAACCTGACGGACAACGGTGACGGTACGGCTGAGGCCGCCGCCACGGGCACGCTCGGTACGGCCAACGTGCACCTGGACGCGACGTTCACCGACAACGACGGCGTCTCGCACACGGTCACCGGTGACCTCCAGCTTGTGGTCGTCGCCGGTCTCGCGGAGCGGGTCAACATCACGGCCGGCGCCCCGGAGGAGGTCACCCCGGACGTGTAGCCTGGTCTGACCACCCGGCTACGACCAACTGCCTGCAACAGGGGACCCCCTCACCTCCCGGAGGGGGTTCCTTTTTGTCGGGGGGTGGAGCTAACATTGGAACCTCCTTGAGGAGGGATCCCCTGTGAACGAACCCGCCGCCCTTGCCGTGCAACTGAAAGAGCTTCGAGACGTGCTCGGCCTAAGCCTCCATGCCATGGCAGAGCTGCTGTACACATCACAGCAGACATACCGGGGCTGGGAGGGCGGCGCGCAGCCACGAAAAGAGGGCCGGGCTCGCATCGAAATATTCATAGAAAGCGCTCATGCTCAGCTCGACCGTCTCCAAGAGAGCGGTTGGAATCTAGCTGGCCTGGTCCCGCTCAGCGTGGCGTCGTCGATGCTCGGGGTCCCGCATGAGACCCTCTTCCACGCCTACCGGGACAGCAAGTACCGCGCGTTTGATCTGGGCATCCTGGGGATTTGGGTTGGCGAAGACGAACTGGATGCCATCTTGGAGGCGGTGCTGGCATGAACTGTCTGGCGTGTGGCGAACCAATGGTCCCCAGGATCGGAGATGCGTTAACTCACGCCAGTTGCTTGATGGTTGAGCCCGTCGAGGACGAATCCAACAGCTTTTCTGAAATCCTCCGACAGAGACTCACCGAAATCATTATTTGGCAGAACAACCGGAGCCCACGTTCGCAGCAAACTAACATCGGTCCAAGTGAGATAGGCAGTCCCTGTGACCGTCAGATCGCCTACCGAATCGCGGCGATTGATGAAATCAACACGCGTCAAGATCCATGGGCGGCAGTCATCGGGACAGCCATCCATCGCTGGCTCCAGGAGGCCGTGAACGATTGGGTCAACGATCAGTCGGGACCTCGAAATCTGTTCACGGAAATCGAGCTTCAGTTCGGCGAACTTATAACCGGTCACTGTGACCTCTACGACGCTGAATCGGAGACGGTCATTGACTGGAAGACGGTAGGACCCAACGCTCTCAAAGACGTCGAGGCCGGACGAATTTCTACGGGTTACATGATTCAGACGCAGTTGTACGGTTACATGTTCGCCCAACAGAACATTCCGGTGAAGCGGGTGGCCCTGGTGTTCGTCCCCCGGGCCAGTTCCCTCAACCGGATGCGGGTGTGGTCTGCCATCTATGACCCGACCGTAGCAGAGACGGCGCTGGCCCGGGTGTACCGGATTGCACGGGAAGTCCTCTCCAAGGATCTATTGAACAAGAGCCATATGTGGGCCGACGTGTCAGCGGAAGGTGGGGATCATTGTGGCTTCTGCCCCTGGTTCGAAGCACACCGTCTGGCGCCTGCGGACGCAACGGGTTGTCCAGGGAGGTGAGATGGAAGAGTTCTACGTGGCGATGAGCAAGGCGATCAAGGACCGCGATCATGCCAAGGGTCGGGTGCTGTGGTGGGAGGCCAAGGTTCAACAGGCTGAGGCTGAGATCGAGGCCCTGGTAGCAACGCAGCACGTTGAAGCAGCGGATCAGACTCCTGAGGAGGTAGGCCAGTAATGGGACCAAATGATTTGATCATCGATGAG